AAACCCAAGTGCTTGCCGACCTAGCCAAGGAACGCGACAAACGCCAGACCCTCGATAAGGAAAACGCTGCGCTGAAGGCACGCTTGGCAGAGTTCGAGCGAGCCCAGATGACAGAGCAGGAGAAAACCGCAGCAGACCTCAAAACAGCCCAAGACCGCGTGGCGGCTCTGGAAGCACAGATCGCCGAACAACAACGCCAGGCGGCGGTTGCCGAGGCGCTGAAAACGGCAGGGTTGTCTGCTGATCTGGCCGGGCGGCTTCAGGGCTCAACCCCGGAAGAGCTCGCCGCCGACGCTAAGGCCCTAGCCGCGGCGCTAGGTGAGCCGCCGGTCGATCCCTCCCAAGGGCAACACGCTGGTGGCAAGATGGCCCCCCGCAGCCTCACCGAGGCACTCCGTAACCACTACAACATCACATAAAAGATAAGGAGGCTCGCTATGCCTATTACCCTGGCAGACGCCAAACTCAACACTTTGGAAGACTACGACCCGGCGATCATCGACGAGTTCCGTAAAAACTCCCCCTTGCTGGACTCCCTGATCTTCGACACGGCAGTCAACCCTGCAGGCGGCGGCGCTACTCTCGAATACGGCTACCGCCGGCTGGTCACCCAGCGGGGCGCCGAATTCCGCGAAATCGGCAAAGAATACACCCCCCAAGAAGTCAAGACTGTAAAAAAGTCCGTGGAGCTCAAGCCACTGGGCGGTACTTTTGAAGTGGATCGGGTGCTCGCCCACCTAGGCCCCGCAGCCAGCGACGAGGTGGCTTTGCAAACCTCCCAGCTCATCAAAGCCACCAATGCCAAGTTCAACGACGCGATCATCACCGGTGATACCGCGGTCGACGCCAAGGGTTTTGACGGCCTGGACAAAGCGTTAAAGGATTCTGCGACCGAGCTGAACGCCACGGGGGAGAAAGACTGGACTGCCCTCACCACCGCCGACACCGCGCTGGCTATCCTCGACGACCTGGATGAACTACTCGGTGCCTTGGACGGCCCGCCCACCCTGCTGCTCTGTAATAAGCGTGTGCTGGCGAAGATCCGGGCAGCAGCGCGCCGGGCCAACCTTTACACTCAACAGCCGGTCGAGGGGTTGCTTGGTGCGGGTGGCCATGAAATCACCCGGGAAATGCTCGGCAATGTCATCCTGGCGGATGCTGGCGAGAAAGCCGGCACGAACGACCCGATAGTCCCCGTGACCGCGGGCAAGACCAGTATCTATGCCGTACGCATCGGCCTAGACGGCTTCCACGGCGTGACCACCACCGATGGGCAGATGCTGCGCACCTGGCTGCCTGACTTCAGCACCTCCGGCGCCGTGAAGCGCGGTGAAGTGGAACTGGGGCCGGTTGCTCCGGTGCTCAAATCCACCAAGGCCGCCGCGGTGCTGCGCAACGTCAAGATCGGGGCCTAATCATCATGGCCATCGTGAAAACGCCCGTCGAGGGCTACACCGGCCCCATCGGCGCCGATTTGTTCGTTGGCGGCGTCTGCACCGATGTCCCCGACGGCCGGCTGGACTACTACCGGCGGCAAGGCTACATCATCCTCGACCAGGAAATTACCACGTTGCCGGAGGCGCCAATCCAGCTGCCAGCCGACGGCGCCCCGAAAGCCGACTGGGTCACCGTAGCTGTTCAGCTCGGTATCGAAGTCAAAGGCAAAACCAAGGCTGAAATCATCGCGGCAGTCGCCGCAGCCACCCCACCAGCGGAGGAGTAACCCCCATGGCCACCTGGCTCACCGCCGACCCTAAAACCCTGTGGCCACACCTCGACAGCGCCCGCTTGGAGGAAGCGAAACGCCTTATCGAACGGGCAGAAAGTATTATTCTCCAGCGGTTCCCCAGCATCCCCACCCGCATCCAGCAACACCGGCTCAGTGTTGAAGTCGTTGCCGGCGTCGTGGAAGACATGGTGACCCGTGCTATCGCCAAAGAAGACCGGGGTGGGCTCACCCAGCTGGCCTACCCAGAGGTGACCATGCAATGGGAAACCGACGGCGGCCTGGGGCAAGGCTCAAGGCTGTGGCTCACCACCGATGAGATCGTCCTGCTGTCCCCACAGCTGGCCCAGGGCGCCTGGAGTATCCGCCGCAAAGCCACGCCCACGCTGCCGGAGGACCGATGCTAACCCCCCGAATATTATTCCAACCTGGGTGGCAGTATCGGCGGCAAACAACCACCCAGGACGACCCCGCCACCGGGGAAATCATCGCCACCACCTACGAACCCATCGCTGGCACCGGCCTCGTCCAAGAGGCCTACTGGACCGGCATGCAAGAAACCACACCAACCGGCGGCGTCCGCGACGAACGCCTCGTCATGTTCGCCCCCACAGACGCCGCCGTGGCCGACCTCGACATCACCGCCAAAGACGAATTCCTGGGGCCCGACGGCAGGGTGTGGCAGTGCATCAGCGACGGCATCGCCCGCGGCATCCCCGGCCGCCCACCCGAATACATTGCGACACGAGTCCGCAGAGCAAAGGAGAAAGAACAACCATGACCGAAACCATCCCCACCACCCAAGCCGAGCAGTTATTGCCCGAGGAGGAAGGCGTCCACGACGGCATCTACCACGGCACCGACGACGCCGGCAATCCCTTCTACACCGCGGCCGGTAGCCCCTACCACCTCGCCGACATCCGCAAGAAACAAGCCGTCCGCGCCGCCGAAGCGGCTGAGAAGGAAGCAAAGGAGGAGAACCCCAGTGGCGAAAGCGAAACTCGTCCTGTACCGGCGCCGAATACTCCGCGAGCTGCGGCGCCAAACGGTGCCAGCCCGAAAGAAAATCGCCCAGGAGATAGCCAGCCAAGCTAAAGCCATTGCTCCCGTTCTCACCGGCGACTACCGTGACGGCATCGGCACTAACGTTCGGGGCACCATGGTGCGGGTTGTCGACAATGACGAAACCGCAATCCACAAGGAATACGGGACCGCCGACACCCCCGCCCACGCCGTCCTCACCGGCACCGCCATGCGATTTGGCCGCTACCGAGGCATGAGGCCCCGATGAGCGCCATGATCCCCACCGCCTACACCCCCGGAGAGGTACGCAAACATCTGCTGGCTGACGAGGAGTTCATCCGCTTGCTGCATGGTGGTGCTATCACCTGCAGGGAAGTGCCCGACCCGCTCACCAAACCTCACGTCACGGTCAAGGCTGTAGGGCATCAGGGCGGCGACCCCCGGCTGCACCGGGTGCTCATCCAAATCACCCCCTGGGTGCCCCGACCCGACGTCTCTCGCATCCCCGAAGACCCCGACGTCACCGCCTGGAACCTCGCCACCCGCGCCGGGGAGCTAATGGCTAGGGCAAAAAACATCATCGTTGATGACACCCATGCCTGGTCCTCCCACTGGGTGGACGGCCCCATCCAGCTGGAAGACAAAAACCGAGGTCTCGACCGAATCATTTACTACGCGCCCGTTCGCATTGGTGTTCACCTACGCAGGCGCACAATCTAACAAAGGAGTGAACCATGTCTGATTTTGCTGATTCCAAAAAAGCCCACGTGTGGCTGGACGGCGATGCCTTCCGTGCCCCCGTAGGCACCGCCATGCCCACCGACCCGTTTGCCGCTACCCTCACCGGATGGGACGCCTACGGCGGCATCGAGGCAGGCATCGAGGTAACCGCCGAGCAACAGGTCACCAAGAAAAAGATCTGGAACAAGCGGAACGCGATCTACAAGATCATCCGCGACGCCCTGGAATCCGGCATGAAGTACCGTGCCGTTGACAACAGCAAGGCTGCCTTGCTGACTCGTTTGCAAGGCGGCAAGATCACCAAGAAGGGCGACCTCTACGTCGCCGAGCTTGGGCTTGGTGAAGAATTTGCTTTCTTCTGCCGGTTCGATGACGGTGTTTCCAAGATGGCTTTCTACTGCCCTCGCGTGACTCTGGCGGCGCCGGCGAAGCGCGCCACCCTCGACGACCAGAACCTGGACGGCTGGGAATTCGATAACTCCTTCCTTGAGGGGTACGAGGAAGTCCTCCCCGAGCTGCCCGCAGGCATTACCGTGCCCTGATGGTGGATACTTCATGCCCATTTTGCGCAATCATCATGGGGGAGGGGCCTGCGCGGGTGGTGTACCGCGACGACCATGCCGTGGCGTTTTTCCCGCTTCGGCCCGCGACGTTCGGGCATACCCTGGTGGTTCCCCGCCGGCACATACCTGATATTTGGGAGCTGCCAGAGGCTGACGCCGCGTGCCTATCTCGCACTGTCTTGCGGGTTGCTGCGGCGTTACGTACAGCTGTCGCCCCAGACGGGCTGAATATCATCCAGTCCAGCGGGGCGGCAGCAACCCAAACCGTCCCTCACCTGCATGTGCATTTGGTGCCGCGCTGGGCAGCAGATGCCATGGGCCCTATTTGGCCGGCTAAACCTCCCAGCCACCCGCCACAAGTGCTCGACAACCTCCGTGACAAGCTGGCTGGCCTCATGGCGAGTTAGCCGTCAGCTCTGCCTAAAAACTCTTATCCCTTCCAACCTATTAGGAGAAACCAAACCTCATGGAAAAAATCGACCTTTTCGAGCGCGCTCTTGCTATCAACGGCGGCGACCCCATACCTGTTACCCTGCTTGGCGTTGATCTGTCGCTACGCCGGGATTTTACCGGCCAGGAAGCACATGGCATTGTTCGGGCGCTGTTTGACCATGCTGACGAAGCAGTACACGACCAGGCCACCCGTGTTATCGCCCTGGTGTCCGACTCCCCCAAGAAAGACCAAGAGGCGTTCGTTGACAAGCTTATGACGTTGAGTCTTGCCGAGGTCATGCGGGTGTTTGATGTTATCGGTGAGATCTGCGGCTATCGGGATGCTGATGGCAATTTTTTTCCTACATCCTCCAGCTAATCAGCCCCCAGGAGTTCGCTAGGCGGCTGGTCGGGTTCCAATCCAAATACCACCTGAACTACCGCCAGGTGCTGTCGGAAATGTGGTGGGTTGACCTGGCAATACTGGCCGATGGGTTGGATGAGTGGACCCCTACTGATGAAAACATCGCCCGCCTGGTGGACAGGGAAGACTACTGGCTGAACTCCGAATACCGGTCGTGGATCACCGACCCAGACGACCCCGAAGTGCAGGCGGAAAAAACCCGCCAGAAACTACTAGGCGTGAAGCCCCCAGAGCAACCACAGCTATGGCCTGTCGCGGTTCGCCCACCAGCGCTGCAGCAGCAGCTGGTGCAAGCAGCCACCCAGGCGGCGGAGAAGACGGCTATGCCGTCAAGGAAAAAGATCACCATCACGGAGTTTCTGCGCATGCGCGGCAACTAGGAGCGTCTAAATCGTTAAGAGGAGGGCATAATGGCCGGCGGCAAAATTGATATTCTGGTTGAGCCGAACACTAAAGGATTCAACAGGGCGTTGGAATCCAGCCTAGGCAGCGCCCTGGGTATTGCAGGGAAACTTGGTGCCGGTATCGGCGTCGCCCTCGGCCTTGGCAGTGTTGCCAGCGATATCGTGTCTGTCGGCACCGAATACCAGAGCCAACTGAACACCATGGCGGCGGTGTCCCAGGCGACTGCGGGGCAGATGGATGCCGTGCGCGCCAAGGCTAGGGAACTCGGCAACGACATTAGCCTCACTGGCACGTCGGCATCTGATGCCGCAGCGGCTATGACCGAGCTCGCCAAGAATGGTCTAACCGTCGCCCAGTCCATGGAAGCGTCCAAAGGCACCTTGCAGCTGGCTGCTGCCGCCCAGATTGATGCCGCCCAGGCCGCCACCATCCAGGGGCAGGCGTTGCAAGCGTTCGGTTTGGGCGCCCAAGAAGCCGGCCGGGTATCCGACATTCTCGCGGGCTCGGCGAACGCTTCTGCTGCGGAGATCACCGACGTGGCCCAGGCCCTCCAGCAGGCCGGCGCGGTGTCACATGCCTTCGGCGTGAGTATCGACGATACCTCCACTGCGATCAGCATGTTCGCCAACGCCGGTATCACCGGCTCCGACGCCGGCACCCTGCTGAAAACTTCCCTGCTGGCGCTCACTGATCAAGGCAAACCCGCGCAAAACGCCATTCACGACCTGGGCCTGACCGTCTACGACGCTAAGGGAAAGTTCGTAGGGCTGCCGTCCCTGATTGGCCAGCTGAACGCCGCGTCAAACCGCATGACGGAGGAACAGTATCAAGCGGCGACCGCCACGCTTTTCGGTTCCGATGCCATGCGCTTCGCATCCATAGCTGCTGGTAAAACCACCGAAGATTTCAACGCCCTCAAGGAAGCAGTCACCCGACAGGGGCAAGCAGCCGAGGTAGCCGCCGCCCAAACCAAAGGCCTGCCGGGCGCCCTGGAACGCCTCGCCAACGCCAAAGAAGACCTCACCCTCGGCCTATTTGAAGCTCTCCAAGATGATCTGGTAGTCGCCGCCGACGCCGGTACTGCCGCTCTCGGCAAGATCGGCCCCGCCGCCGAATCAGGCATCCACCTAGCTTCCGACGCCGTACATGGGCTTGTTACCGCCCTCACCCCCGTAGCCGGCCTTGCAGCCACCCTCGCCACCGACTTCACCGGGCCCCTGCTCGGCATTGCCGCCGTCATGGCTCTGAAAAACTGGACAGACTTCCCTACGAAGATTCAGCAGGCTACCCAGTCGATGGCCACGATGAAACAGGGTGTTGCTGACCTGCAAGAATACTATCGAAAAGGCCACAAGGCCATCAACGAGTTCGACGCGAAAACCCAATACATGATTACATCATCCAACGGGTTGACGCAGGCCCTGGGCAGGTCGCGGGAGGCATTCAGCTCCGGGTCGGAGGCCATGCAAGTCGCGGCTAAGCGCTACCTCTACGCCGGTAATACCATTGCCTCCAATGCTGCGAAAATCGGCAACGCTGCCGCGGGTGCGGCTAAAGGCGGCCTATCCCTTATGAAGTCCGCCGCGGGCGGTCTAGTAGACGCTTTGGGCGGGCCATGGGCTGTTGGCATCATGGTCGCAGGCGCAGTCATCGGCGGGTTTGTCGAGGCCAACCATGCCGCCACCGACGCACAGCGCAAGCTAGCGTCGGCGGCGAAAGTAACCCAGGCCGCCCAAAATGACCTGGCCAAAGCGGTTTCCGGCACCACTGGCGCCCTAACCGAACAGGCGAAAAAAGCGGCAGAGCAACTCGCCGACGCCAGTTTGACCCAGCTCACCGCCGTCGGCAAAGCCCGAGAGGGATTCATCTCCCATGCGGACCCCACTCGCGCATCCTCCGAATGGAACAGCCTTTCCCTGAAGGAACAGCAGGAAGCGACGCGCAGTGCATCTGAAATATCAGACGCCTACGAAGTGCTGAAAGCCAAGCTCACCGCCACTGGCCTGAGCATGGAGAATCTTAACAGTATTGTTGCCGAGGGCGGCGACGACTACAAAAAGCTAGTCAGGGAGCTGCGTGCCGCTGGTGAGGAAGGTGAGCGCGCTGCAGGCTACCTGGAGAA